CATCGCTTTATTATTCTTATCAAAAGTATAATAGACAATAGGATGATCATTAGAACATGAGAATGTTTCGGTATTAATTATTTTAGGTTCCATTTCTATCTTTCTTGTTCCATCTTTTATGCCTCGCACATTATACATTCTTCTTCGCTATCAGCACGAACTTGTCTCTCTACTTTTACAGATATATTTTCTGCTCGTCTAATAGCTTCACTTCTTAAATAATATAAAGTTTTTAATCCTTTTGTCCACGCACGTTTATGTACGTTGTTTAATCTTCTTACATCCACATCTGGTGGAAAGAATAAGTTTAATGATTGCGCTTGACAAATATATTTTTGACGTTCGCCAGCCAAGTCAACCAACCACGCTTGATCAATTTCAATTGCGGTTTTAAATACATTTTTTTCGTGCGCATTGAAGAAGTCCAGATGTTGAACACTCCCCCCGTTAGTAATAATAGTTTGCCAAACATCTTTAGTATTCCTTTCTTTTTTTTCTAGTAGTTTTTTTAAGTACTTGTTCTGAATTAAAAAAGTACCGCTTAATGTTTTTTGTGAAAATGCATTAGCACGTAAAGGCTCAATGCTTGGTGAAGTGTTTCCACATATAACTGAACTACTTGCATTTGGTGCAATAGCAATCATGTGTGCAAATCTTTTACCTGAGCCTTTCATGTCTGGAGCTTCTCCACGTTCCTTACCTAATAGTAAATTAACTTCGTCAGCTTTCTTTTTAATGTGTTTAAATATTTTAAGGTTAGGCCCCATTGACATGGGACTTTGTAAAGCTATGTCGTTTTTTTGTAAATAGGAATGAAAACCCATTGTCCCAAGACCAATAGATCTTTCTGACTCTGCGCTTTTGATTGCTCTCCACATGCTAGAGGGGGCACTCTTTATAAATGTACTCAAGGTATTATCTAACATACGAATAATATCTTCTAAAAACATTTCATCTTGTGACCACTCGTCAAAGTATTCTAAATTTAAACTAGATAAACAACACACAGCTGTTCTGTCTTCTGCTGTAGGTAATGTTATTTCACTGCATAAATTAGAATGGTTTACTCTCAATCCTTTTTGTTTTAATTCTTTAGGCAAATGTTTGTTGACTGTATCAATAAACATAAGATAAGGCTCACCAGTTTGCATGCGTGTTTCAATCATTTTTATCCACAGAGTTCTGGCTTTAACGGTTCTAACTATATTTTTACTGTTTGGATCAATTAAATCCCAATCTAAATCTTCTGTTACAGCTTTCATGAATTTATCTGATATGTTAACACCATGATGCATATTTAAATTTTTTCTATTTATGTCACCTCCTGTGGGTTTTCTCATATCAATAAACTCTACAATTTCTGGATGGGACATGTCCATATAACTAGCGTAAGAACCACGTCTTGTTGAACCTTGATTAAAAGCAAGCATTTGAGAGTCCACTACGTGCATAAAAGGAATTACCCCTGTCGTCTTATTACCTGTGCTAGTTGACTGCCCCTGTGAGCGAATATGACCCCAATAACCACCTATTCCGCCCCCCATACTAGATAACCAGATGTTCTCGTTGTAGTGATCAGCGAGTCCTTCACGACTATCGGGAACGTAATTTAAGAAACAAGATATAGGAAGACCTCTTGAAGTACCTCCATTTGATAAGAGTGGTGATGCAAACATAAACCACAGATTAGATACATATTTATACAAGCGTTCTGCGTGTGCTTTATTGTCAGCAAATGCCATACAAGCCCTAGCAAAAGATTCCTGTGGGCTTAATTCTTCTGGTAACATATATCTGTCTCGTAAGATATCCACAGCATTTTGAGGCAGCAGATCGTCTTTAGTCATATCAATTTCTAATTTCATAATTTTCCTTTAATTTCACACGCAAAGTACGCAGTATACCATTTTTCATTTCAACAATCAATTACTTTTCACAAGGAAAGATTAAATTCCCATCAACCTTGATGTAACCAGCATCTTCCATTGCTCTTATGGTTTGTTCTAACTCCCCGGGATTTGGAATCTTTCTTAATAACTCTCGTTTAAATGCTCGTAGGTTAAGGTGAGTTTTCTTGCCTGCAAGTGTGGCATCTAGCCACACCCTCATATCGTGGGCGATACGTCCTGTTCTTGCCATACCAAAACCTTCTAAAGCTTTGGGCATGTGCTGTTCCATCTCAAACATAATCTCTTTGGTTAATTCCCAATCCTCTAACATGATCTCACGAGAAGATCGTCTTGAAGCTGATATTGATATTGCTATTTTTAAGAAGTGAGATACACGTCTTTGGCAATACTCCGATAGGTGAGGATCTATTGGTTTTGGTTTTAAGTTATGAAAAATATCTTCATTAGCTTTATCAAATGCATCCTTATGAAAAGTCATAGGCCCATACATTTTAGCAATGTGGCTTAAGTCATTACGTAGATTGTTGAGCATACTATCACTAATTACTTTTTGATTTAAGTCTTGTGGTATTTCTTCACCTTCATAGAAAATAGGTATTATTCTAGCTAACAATCCTTGTGATCGTGCATCTTCTGGTAAGTTTTCTACAAACTGTTCTGGTGTAGCACAAGCTATCCAATTCAAACAAGGCCCTTCGATAAGATATTCACCAGACGTTTTTGTCTTGTGGCTGTACTGATCTTTAGCATCCCACATGTCTGTTAAAAACATTTGCAAGTATCTTTCATTACGACCCATGAATGTACCAAACTCAGATGTGACAAGAGTAAGTGATGAATCATAGAACTCTGGGTTTTCTTCTGTACATAATCTTAAATCCATACGAGTAATCTTAGTCATATCGACCGCAAGTTTCTCTGGTGTAATTCTATCTTGTATAGAATACAAAGGATGATTACGTAATCCATATGCGTCTAAGCCAGAATTAAAATTATGATCGTCTTCTGTAGCACCTACAGGTGATGTGAGTCTACTAAATACTTTTGAGAAAGGTATTATTAAACTTACTGATTTGTTACGTCCAGGCCGTGCTATTAATATTACAAATAGGTTGGAACCAATGTTGTAATTAGGCATAGGAAACCAGACTTTTCTACCCAATGCACCTGCGATAGAAGAAATAGCTGTCCATTGTGCAAATGGTTTTGGTATTGACTATACTTAACTGCATCAACACAAGCCTTTATGTAGTCTGGGTAGTTCCTTGCCATGTTTTCATATCCTTCCATGTATCACCAATCTCAACTGAAGATGGTATAATCATTTCACGTCCATCGACCTCCAATGGATTGTGCATTCTTTCCAATACTTTAGGCATTAATTCATCCAATTTACCAACAGGGCACTGCCCTAATATAGCATCATGAACTTGACCAAGAACTTCAACGCCTTCACTAGCTAATTCATTCCATACTCTATACAAACCAAGATTTAATAAATCCCCTATCGTGGATTGTGGTACATATGCAATAGCTTGTCTGAGTGTAGAGTTGTCGGCTAGCCTATCCCAAAATTGCCTACGTCTCCCAAATGGTGTAGTCAAACAACCTTTTTCATTTAATTCTAATCGTATAGTTCTATGCCAATCTCGGATGCCTGGAAATGCTCCTTTTATTTTTAGCATTCCACCAGACAATTTTTCTGCATGATCTATAAGTTCTCTGAAGCCCCCCTTGTTATCTTGTTTGTGCCAACGTTCTAAAGATTCTAATTGTATCAGACCTCCAAAATAAAGCAACTGAAATCGTGTAGCTTGTGATACTTTTATTTTAATTTGACGTGCCAAAGAGTGTGCTGTAACACCATAGTTTGTACCATGTCCTGCACGCTTACATATGTCACGATAACTATGATGCAAGTAGTAGGGTCTATCAGCTAGTGCTCTATCTTGTTTAGGATCCCCAGACCACCCCATGTTGGGCCAGATCATCCTAACAACTTCAGTATGCAAGTCCGTACTTTCACAAACATCTATATAGTTTTGATCGCCAGCTAAATATGCAACCGCTCTAGATTCTGCTTGTTCTAAATCCGCATAGAACATTTTCTGTCCTGTGTCTGGAATAAATATAGCACGTAAATCTTTTGTAACATTTTGTAAGTTGGTACCTGTTCGCCACGGACTTTCTGATGAAGACCAACGACCTGTCTCTGTACCAGCTACATTGTAAGAGCAACGGATACGACCATCTGTATCTCTTGTAGATGCTAGTACGGATAAGTGTTTATCTATATCACGTAGTGCTAGTATAGTGTAACAGAATGGTTTGGCTCTAGGATATGTTTCAGACAATTGTTCCAACGCCGCTCTATCTGTAGATATCTTTTGTTTACCTGCTTTGTAAGATACAACTGGTGGTAGATTCAATTCTTCGTATAATAATTTTTTGAGTTGCACAGGACTGTTATGATTTAAATCTTTGCCCCACACAGCATTTGCAAATAGATGTAACATACGTTCTAATTTTAATCTATTTTTTCTAAGCGGTTCTTTTATACTTCTTACTTTATCTTCATCAACTCTAAGCCCACGCAACATCATACTCATGGCAGGTTTTAAACTGTCCAATTCAAATTGATAAGTCGATATAGTATCATTGTCTAATTCTTCATATATCTTTGTCCATATCTCATGAGTAAGTGTGCAGTCTAAGGCACAGTAAACCCAATTCATTTGGTTCTTTGATAATTCGTGTTTACCTAACTCTGTGTTTTTTATTATTCGCATAGTTCACCTGCAATGGCTGAGTAACCCACCATATCAATGTAGGTATCTTTAGTAGGATGTCCAGATTTAGTTCTAGCAACTTTTAAAAGTAGCATCAATACGGCAACATCATGTGCAGATATATCGTAACGTAAGTAAGCAGACCATAGATTAGCAATATTTTCATGATTAATTTTTTTATTTCCGTATTCTTTTTCTCTCTCGCCACTCAACAGCTTTTTTGCTTTCTCTAAATTTTCGTTTATAGTCACTACCATATACCTTCTCCATTAAATTGTTAATTTCTCTTCTAGTTCTTTTTGCATCTAAATCAGATAGATCACATATCAATTCAAAATCTTCTTTGTCGTTCTCGTACCATTGCCAAGAATATATATGTGCCTTCTTATCTTCTTTACCATTACCTTCATACAACAAATCTTGAAGCAATTGATCAAGCACACCTCTCCACAACCTAACATAAGATTCGGATTCGATATCCCATGCACCATCGATGGATTTAACAGAGAAAAAATTGGGTCGTTTCACTATTCATCGGCTTTTGTGCTATCAGAAAACTTGGCTAAAGTTTTCCATGCACCCTCATTAGTGTATGTGGAGCCGAGAAATCCAAGACCTTTTTCTAGTTCTGGTTGTAATGAATGTTGTGCATGCATAGTGTCGTGGATTACTCCTTTAACTTCTATGTCTTGCATATACTTCAACCATGACACATCATACGTTTGATTTTGTGCAACTTTAACTGTAGTCTCGTCTTCTAATAATCTCTTAACCCATGCCCAAGCTTTCTTACGATCTGGTTCTGACCAATAGTTATATGTAAATGGTACGACTATTGCGTGGTTTAAGGAGGGGGCAAACCCAATACAAGTTATCTGCCCGCCTGCTGTTTCAATATCAAATGCTAAAGGCTTGGTGTCACCCAAATCTTTTATGTGTTTACTCTCGAATGTATACAAGTCTTCTAGACTTGGTTCTATCCATAGTTCTCGTTCTTCATAATTTATTTTTTGTGTTCTTGATTCTCGTTTTGCTTTTTTGTAATCTGAATAAAGATGATATCTAAATCCATAATTTTTAAAGACGGCTGACGGACTGTAAGAAGGTATAATTTTGTAATTTCTGTTAAGAGAATCCGTAGAAGATTCAATAACAGCACCCCGATAAACACCAATCTTATCAAAGCCCGTCAATGCCCACAATGAAAGACTACCCATAGCAATAATAACATTGGGTTGAGCTTCATTGATTTCATTATACAAACGTTCTAAGTCTTGACCCATCTCCTGTTTGAGATATCCATAGGTGGTAATCGGATAAGGCGTTCTCCACTCAGATTCTTTGCATAAAGCTTTGTACTCACTTCTTTTATGGAAGAAGTTTTGTAAGTTGTCCTGTGCAGGTTTTAATTGAAAGGCGTGGGTGAGCATGCATTTGTCGATGTCAATACCAACTTGTGTACAGATTCTGCTTATAATAAAATCACCTGCAAGTATTTTATTTAAACGTACTTCATCATTTGAAGGGTGATCCATAACAATGCAGATCTGTGGTTTATCTACAAGTTGTGATGCAACTCTTCTGTGCACAGCATACTCACCCATATAATTACGCCCCTTTCAATATACGACTGACCGAAGCCTGTAGTATATCTTTATTTCTACCAACCATTTCGTGTTTAACAACACCGCTAAATGTTTGACCAATGGATTGCTCCAACGCTTCGCCAAAGCCAATCTTTGCCATGCCCATAGCTTTGAACAAAAAAGATTTCAATGATATAACAGGATTACCCTGCTTCAAAGCGTTTTTAGTAGCCCAGAACTCCAGTCTGGTTGGTTCACAGTTTTCTAAATCTGCGTCTGATACATCAGATTCGAGAACCGCTTGAGCCTTGACGTTGATACGTACAATCTCATTTTGTTTTTCACCCACTTTATCCGAACGATAACTAGTGATAACGAAGTCGTAACTACCCTCTGGTAGCACCTGCGTTTCTGGTATATCGTCTGGATGCATGGTTAAAAAGTTTTGTATATCTGTCATTATTTACCTCCTGTGTTTAAGTTAATGACATTGTCTTTCGACAATTTTTTACGAGCGTTAGTTTGGATAGCATCAAACAACTTAGCCAAATCCAAAGGAACGTTTGCTTCAAGCAAAGCTGTTACTTTTAGATCCATTCTATGATCTGATGCTGTTCTCAAGGTACGCTCTGTTCCCTTGCTAGAAGTTCTAGTATCTATTCTGCACACGCAGTTAAAGTACCTACCCAATTTAGTAGATAGTTTAGACCCGACACTAGTTGGGTATGCTTTAGAAACTCCTGTGTCTCCTTCCATGTATTGCATATGTGTAGTCACTACAACATTGCACGGCACTTCTGAACCCGTTAGATACTGAATAATATTCTGAACATCTCGTGCGGCTGTGCCCCACTCGGGTTGAGTTGGTTGGTCGGTTGGTTTCTTATTGTTAAAAGAAAGTGCCCCCCTTAAAGCCGCCTCACCCATCAATGTTAAGCTATCAATAACTAGAACATCTTTAGATGTCCATTTGCTAACAGGCCCCAAATCTTCGTCACCATCTTTCCAATTACTAATTAAGGTTGCACTCTTACGAAATGCATCTGCTTTAGTTATAGGATCTTTGAGTGTTATGAAACTTACCCTATCTACTGCGTCTTCATTTAAAAACTCTGGTAGAATAGCCAACCCATCATCGAAGTCTAGTATGCGTAGGTTGTAACCTGCATTAGCTAATGTTGCTAACGTTGCAGTTTTACCAGAGCCACTATCTCCAACGAGAAGTAATTTAGTCACATCGGTTGATGTGTGATTTCTTATACTTGCCATATTTATCTCCTGTATTTTTTAATAATAACACATTGACAAATTTTGTCAACAACTATTTTCCGTTAGGAACTATATTTCCTTGACCGTCCAACTTACTTGGAAGTAAAGGATTAAATGTTTTCGTGTGGTAGTATGCATTGAATGAAACAGATCGCCTACTGCCATCACCACGAAAAGGATATACTTGATGTAACAGCCAGGAAGGAAACATATACATATGTCCAACTGTAGGTTTTATTCTCATATGTGTGGGTGTCAAACCTGCATCTCTTCCATCAATAAATTCTAAATAACCTGCATAGTCTTTTTCATTATCAAGAGTAATTGATCGTGGAACATCAGTAAATAGTACACAAGATAACAGACCATCATGTTTATGTATGGGATTGAAATCACCTGCGACTTGATCATTCATCCACGCACCTGTTATTATAAATTTTGTTATCTCTGTTTTATTAATCATGTTCTTGCAATAAGCACTGCCTATATTACTAAAGAATTGCAACATGCTAACACCGTATTCGTTACATGTTTTTTCTAAAAACTCATTGGTAATTTTTATTTCTGTTTTCAAATTACCTGCAAGATCTTTTGAATGATCCAATTCTTTTAATTTTTTATCATCTCTTAGTGCTGAGTCCATGTATTTGTTCAATTCAAATATATAGAAATCTGGTAACTTAATCTCTAACACCAATGGTGAAAAAGGAAAGTGTGCTTTAGCTTCAAGTTTTTGTTGAGTCATGTTTCTCCTGTTTTTTAAATAAGTCTTCTGCATGAATTAACTCACCTTTTTGATGTAGGCTTTCATGCACTTGCCTATCAAAATCTTCATTGAGTAATGTGGTTCTATGCTCGGGTGATTCACCACATACTTCTCTAAATTTACAGCCACCATAGTTGCCACACGCAGTAAAGTTTGCAGGATAATAACCTACATCCCAAAAGGAATCAGCCACAGACAATGAGTATTGAGCATCTATATACCACTCATCGATGGAAGTTTTAGATACATTAAATACTGTACGATTAAATCTACAAAAGTTAGCACCTGTTTGCACTCCTTCAATTATAAAACCTTTTATAGGTAATCCCATTATTTCACGAGCCGCCCACAAATATGCATACACTTGATTGTTTGGTCTATACATTTTAAAGTACTGCTCACCCAAAGCCGCTTTGGTTGTCTTAGTATCACACAAATACAATTCACCTGCAAATAAAACTATCTTATCTATACGACCAGAGAATCTATGATTGCCGAAAGGAACTTCAAATCTTGTCTCAAGGCAGGGGGCACCATCTGGCATGGCAGCTATTGAAATGGTATCATCCCAATATTCTTCCGCTCTCCAAACAATTGCCCTAAGAGCCGCCTCGAGTCCCCTTGCTTTATCTTCTGCGCCTTGTAAATCTTCTCCATAGTTTTTCAAAACATATTGAATAGCTTTTGTTACTGATTCATCTTTACTTTGTTTGTTAAATTTACCTGTGTCCAATATCTCAAAGCCATCATGAACTGCTGAACCAAATCCAGTTACAGTACCATATGATTTCATCTTGTAACCATTTAGGTTTGTAAGATTATATAATCGTGGGCATGCTAAGAATGATGAAAGACTTGATGTATCCCATACATTTTGTTTAGGTTTACCATCTTTATATTCATACTTGGGCAACTTAACTGAATCTAATAAATCCATTATATATCCTTAATCAGTACATCAAGTATACTGCCTTGTGTTACGGGTTCGGGCGTCTTTACCTTTGCCGTCTTACTAGTAATCCGCTTACCCGCTTTTTCTGCTGACCTAATATTCTCACGAGTCTTTTGAAGATAAGAAACAATAGTTTGTAATTCTTTTTCATTGCTCGCCAATTCATTAGGATCTTTTTCCAATAGTTCCGTTGGTATGACCAACTCATTATCTTTTTTTGGCATAGATAGCCTCCTTTAATTCATTCCATAAATATGTAAAAGCCATGAGTCTGCTATCTTCAGATGTAAAATCATAATTGTCTTCTACTTTATCCATGATGTCTATGATTATTTGTTTGTTTATTAAGTGTATTTCTTTTGGTTCTTTCATGTGCCTCCTTAAAAAGCTATGTGTAAATTTCTCAACACATCTTCGGTTTCTCTTGTTACCTCTTGTAACTTATATACTTTAAATGTTCTGTCTTCATTGTCATCTGTTGGTTCAAACATTTCTTTTAACATATCGTTGTTTGATGTTCCTCTTGGAAAGAGAGCATAGTCAAAGTATTCATAACCGTTGTCTTGTATAGTAAAGGTTGCTAATACATTTTTCATTCTGGGTCAGTACCTTCTTTGCCAGAATCAAAGTCCAAAACATTTTCAAAACCTTGCGATTGTTCCAATGGGCTGACCCCTCGTATGGTTGCATCTGGTATCGTAACCAACCCCATTGTGAGTTTGTTTGATACATATTTTCTGGAAGTCTTATCCCACTTGATATCTCCAGACATTACTTTTTTAGCCGCACTATCTTTGCTCGGTGCTTCTACAACCCAATGTTGTGTAAACATATGGGACGTCACTACATCATATTTCATATTTATCTCCTTTTTACATTATATAATAATTAACAATTCCCGTCAAGAAAATAAATGAAGCTACAGCATTTACTGTTATCAATGCTCTGTCGTGCCACAACATTCCGACGGTTAACCAACCACAAACTCCTATTAGATGTAAAAATAAATTGTATGGCGTAAAGTTTGTGGTGGTAAATACCATAGCAATTAAAAGAATAACAGATGAAGTCCATTTAATATACCATGAAATGTCACCTTTGGGTGTAATTTTATTAACATTAAAATGTTGGTTCATATTCTATTCCTTGTTCATGTAATTTTTTATATCTTTCATACAAATTCTTAGCCTCATGGTAGTATCTCCACTTACCATCAAACTCTGCTCCGTACATTTCATCTGCCCAATATTTAAGTTGAGCAGGGACATATTCAATTCTATCGTCTGTGCTAGTGGATAGTTTTGCTGATGTTGACATTGTACTCCCAATTTTCTATTGCATCTATTTCATCTTCACCTCGTTCCCTCATGGCACGAGTATCTTCTTGTATTAATGCACCAAAGCCACCCAAGTTACTCATAATAGTTTCAAAGATAGCCATAGTATTTTCGTTGCCTATGCTCAACACAGACATACGAAGTCCTACTTCCATGAGTGCCGAGTGTATCATGTTTATAGGATACTTTTTAGACAACTCTGCTACGGGTTGTTTTAAATCAGCACAACATTCTATAAAAAGTTTAGCATCACCCCGCAATTCATTATTCTTTTTGCTCATAAGATATCTCCTTCCTCTGTCATTAGTAGCAAAGACTCCTTCTCCAAAGAAGAAGTTATAAGTACGCCGCTTACCTCCTCTTTAAAGGTGAGGTGGTCGTATTTGTTTTCGTCTACTTCTATCTCATCTTTCATCTGTACCTTAAATGCTTTGATATACTGATGAAATTTCATTTTTAAGTTAAACGGTTTTTCCGTTTTTATCTCAATGTAAGGCTCATCTTTATCAGAGTTATTGAGATGATCTACTGCTTTTTCTAAAGCGACCGACAAATCTATCGACTGCAATAGGTTGTGAGTCTTCGGATTGAAAGGCATAGTCCTCCTGTTGGGTTTCATAATCATTTAGATCCTCATCCAAATCATCATTGTGTTTATAGTTATCTTTGTCAAGGTGAACACGATAGCCGTCCATTACAAAGTCTCCATCTTCTAATATTTCAAGCAAGTCTTCAGCTTGATCATATGTTTTTTGTAGTTCTCTTGATATGCCCTTCTCTGACATCGCAAGGTTTGGGAACCTTTTATGTGTCATCGCATGATATCCTTCGTAAGGTTTAGTTTTTACTTTTTTAGATTTTTCCATGTTAATACTCCTATGTATATAAAAAATATTGCTAAAAGAATTGCAAAAGGATTCTGCATATTCTTCTGTGTTAACACACCTACAATAGTGTAGGTTGGTATGCAAGTCAAGGTTACTATCACGAGTATACTTGTGATGCCATTTATCATGCCCAACCCTTCACTTGTCCTGTCACTCCTCCGATCGTGCTTGATTTTATTTCTGCGAGTTTCATGTACTTATCGGTAGATGGATATATAAAAACAATAGCTTGTTCCACAGATCCAGAATTGTCAAAAGGTTTTACGTCTATAATGAATGGCACGTATCCTGCATTTGTTTCTATGGCGTTTACTCTATCCATTACAGAAGGCGTTACTGTATATAATTCTCCTATTATTTTATAGCCTTGCGAGTCTTCCGTGAAGGACATGATTGGAAAAGCCAAGCCGTACCCATGTAAATCAAAATCATTTAGTACAGTTACGGCAGGATGTATTAAGGTAGATCCCCCACCTAATACACTATTTAATCTATGTCCTCTTTTCAATGTACCATACACGAAAAGGCTAGTTGTTTGTGTCGTCATTTTGTTCTCCTATTCTAGTTATTTTTTGTATGCAGTTGGTGGGTATAACTGTACCCCCACCACCACATTGACTATCTTCATCTAATGATGATATAAGAATGGTGATATCGCTATTCTGTGTAAGCAACCAACCGACACAAGTAACGGGTCTTAGCTTTTGTTTTCTTAGTTCATCTAGTTCTTGCCAGGTGTTATCATCCGACATTGCATCGAGCCATTCCACTTGGACAAGATTCAAATCTTTTTTTAATAGTTTGTGTACTATCTCATTCACAATTTTCACCCTCCTCATCTGTACAAAGAAGCATTTCCTCTATATGTCGTCTAGCTTGTTCTTGTGCCGTTTCCATTGAATAAATGTGTTGACGGCTGACAGTTGTTTTATTCTTGAGATTATATCTCTCCAACATTTTCCGTGCGTGTTCTGGTTTGTATTCTATAACAACACGCCTCCCAATTCTATGAACTTTAACATTGATGAGTGAGTCATACAATTTCTTTTGATTCATATCGTTAACCCAATCTTGATACAGCTTAACATCATTCTGGGCATAACTTTTATGCCTACGTCTATAGTAAACTCCGCCCCCCTTTACAGCCTTACGGCTTGTTTCTAGAATCAAATCATACACATTGGTACATTCATCTTCGTTGACACAATATCTGTCATCGTCCTCATTATCATTTTCATATTCCCAGATGGCGTGTGTGTAACGAATTTGCATGGCTTTAGGTGGTAGTAATTTATCAAGTCTCATGTCATATGTCTCCTTTTAAAAATTTGATGATGCTCATAGCTTTCCATGTGCATCGGTGCTTAAAGTAATATTATCATGGATAGAATATTTGTCAAGCATTATTCCGATTGATGTCGGATAGATGTCGATAGGTACGGTTTGGTGGGATGGGTGGCACAAAACCCCCATATATCCTTATATACATACGATTTATAATATATTATATTATTATATATATAGTATATATAGATACAAGTAACATACAAGACATCACTTGCCCCCCTTAACCAATAACAGTACCTATCGTATTCTATCGGTATTCTATCCGACTTATGCGGCAGCCCCTGATGTATCATGGGATCGTAAATGGCTACGTGATAATCTATAAACCGAATTGCCATGTAGCACATGATTAAATACAGTACGTATGGTAGATTGCCCATTTGTATCACGTTTGTTTGTTGGTCTAATGGTAACATTCAATTCCATAGCCTTAGCATTTTTAGGTATAAGCCAACTTGAATCATAGTTTACTAAGTTTTTAACAGCATACTTAGTGGTGTCTGCCCATGTTGATGTCCATGCATCTTTATCTTTATGGTTTACTAATTTAAGCCATGTATCCTTTTGTTTCATAAGTTTCATTAGATTGGGAAAAGATTTTTGAATACTTTTGCTGTAACGTAAATGATTTAATTGAAATTTACTGAAGTTACATGGATCTTTTTTATATGAAGATGTGAACATATCTCTAGAAATAGCAGTACCTTTGAAAATAAAATGAGTTACTTTTTCTCTAGGTCTGGCAGGATAGTTACCGTGATACTGTTCACACACATCCCATGAGGAATTGTAAAGTGTACTTTTATCTTGTAACATTACACCGAATTGTACATCTTTCAAATATAAACTAGATCGCAATGATGCACTATTTTTATATACCTTCTGTGTGTTTGCCCAAACCCATTTGCCGTCCAGCATTCTAGTAGTTCTGAACAAAAGTTGGTTAGTTTTGTCAACGGGTATACCGAATGTATATGTTTTATCCATAGTATAAGTTAAGTTAGGCATAAAGCTCATATTAAATTCCTCCTGTTATGTTGGCGTGGATGTAACTTGCTACACCCACAGGGTTTTCCTCACAAAGTTCTACAAGTTCTTCTTTATCTCTTGTTGAGATATCATCCCATTGTATATGTTTGCCGTTGTACATTACATTATCTTCCTTAATAATTTGCTTATCAATTTGATCTTTTGTAAAACGTGTGTGATCTTCGAGTTGTTTGGGGGTGTCCAATGTAGTATGCCCCCCTTTAGCATACGTTTTGTATCCACCATATCCACTATATGTTTTGTCGTATGTTCCATACCATCCAGCATCATCATCATCATAATTCCATTTGTCTTTAGCCATATCTTTCATGGTGTTGGTTTCAAAGTCATAATACTTATCTCTGACACCATACGTTGATGGTTGGATGGAATAGGTATTGGATAGCCAACCTACATTGTCCATGTTTTTACCCTCAGATTCATTGTAGATAACAAACTCTTTGGTTTTGCCGTCAAGAAATAATAACTTGTCAGTACCAATAAGTTCCTCAATCATTTCTTGCCACTCAGCATTGTATAGTAGCTTGGGATTGGCTGAGAGTTGTGGTCGCAATACCCATTTGACAAACTGATGTGTGTCTGATTTGTTGTCATCAATCATAGGTGTTGGTAGTTGTGGTCCGTTGTGCATCACCCACATATCTCTGTCATCACCTTTGGCTTTGGATAGAACAATGAATGGGTGGCTCATGGCTCTGTTAGTATCTCCGTTTGTATTGAATCTGAAATGTATACCCATATCAGAATCTATATTTTTGTACTTATCCCATAGCTTTTCAATATCCTTGAAATTTTTTGGAACGATTTTGTGTGTATGCAACTTACCTTGATTGCAAAACATCAGACCAAAACCGTCTGGATTATTTTCGTAAGCCGTTTCTAATAAGCCTTTGTTTAGTTGACTTGGATTGTCAGTTTTAATAATTAAACACATATGATACCCTTCCTAGTTAGTAGCTGTGCTAGTTAATTCCTCTTGCTCACTAATTGAGCGTGAGGGTTTACCATTGATATGACCTTTACGAATTAACCAAGCACACAAGTTAGGGTACGTTGATTTGTTTTCTGGTCTAGCCATAAATCTATGGAATGATTTGTAATGCAAACTTGTTAGTGCCAATGATGTACATTTAACAAAGTCTGTTAGTGCAAACCCAAACTCTAGAACTCTAAAGAAACCATGCTTAGATACATTACTTCTAAATATTCTTAGTTCTATGGTATTGCTGTGCGAGGTATTGATAGCCTCATACTTATCTGAACTCCTAAGTGCATCAGTGATTTTCTTAGGAGATTTTTTTGCCCATTGATCAGATGATCTACCAGCAATTTCATTAATGAAATCATTGTTGGTTTGGTCATTGATGAATATAAGTATCTTGCCAATCTCAGAAGGTGTTAAAGCATTTCTTGAGAAGTGAATATGAAGTCCTGCTGTATCAGTTGACCAACCTTTAAGACCTTCCATGCATAGTTTATCTTCAAAGAATTTTGACCAATTCTTTTTGTGCATAGCATAGGTACTTGGTGCAGTTACAATCTCAAAACCGTTATCAAGTGAGCCATCTGATTTACAGATAGCAAAACCGTCCAACACTTGATCATTGATATGCTCTGATATGTCATCTCTACAATTTCTACGTCTCTCAACTTCGAGTTCAACACCACCATACATAAGTTTTTTACCTTTGATTTCTTGTTGACGTTCATTGGCTGTACGTTGAAAACTTAGATGATCTAATACATTTGTTTCATAATTGTATACGCCATTGTATGGATCACAATCATAGTCATCATCCTCATCTTCCTCAAAATCATCTTCATGTATATAAGTATCTCTTTGATCAGACCATCTGTACTCATCTTGTCTGCAAGTGGTACAAATTCTTTGATCTCCACTGTTTGCGCTATGTGTCTCATCATCAAATACATTTGTTGCACAATTATCACATGAACAAATATTGTAACTACCAGATATCATATCTGCAATTTCATAAGAATGATGCAATCGTAATATCTCTAAAAGCTCAATAACTTTATTGGCATCATCAAAAGCAAGAATACACGAAGATTCTGAGCCATCACCATAATTTAATATAGCTTTTATCTCAACATCTGAGTATATAGTTTTTAATTTTTTTAGTAAAGACATAAGTCTCCCATTTTATAATCTAGGTGATAGCACAGTTTAAAACACAACATCATAACCCACAATCAAAGTACGTTCACAATTTTGGAAGTTGCTTTTCCGTTTGATTGTTATTGTGTTTGAACTGTAACTACCCTAGAGAATTAAAGCCAAGTATTAAAACCACATTAATACTTGAGAATATAGCGTATATATTATTACGCTACATTGTCAAGAATTATTTTTCTTCTACATAATTTTCAATATCTTTCTCAAGTTTTTGATCTTCTGTAGTTGGCGTTTCTTCTTCCATTGAAAGCACCCAATCTGTAAAAGATTGTCTTACTTTCTTTTCTATAGGTGTCAATTTAAATCTCCTTAATTGAATCTAGTATTGCTTTATTAGATTTAGTTATATGATAAGATAGATTAACTATTTTATCTATGAATGTATGTGTACTAAAACCATACACCCAACCAGCATCTGAAGGCGTTGTGATAACACCTTCATTAGTATGAAATTCATATTTAGGGTTTCCGTTAAGGCTGTTACTTAATCTTTTAACAGCCTTAATTCTTATATTTGTTTTCAAAACCATTGTGCTAAGCCTCTATTTATTTCTATGATTTCACTAGGCGTTAGTGCATCTTCCTCAATAAAATCATCATCTAAATATCCAGCTACTTCAAACATTGATAGCTTGTTAATCATATCTTCGTCAAGTAATGGGTTAAATATTCTTGTCATAATTCACGTCCTTTGTTAGTTGGTTTGTAATCTGATAACAAATAAAATGTCATCAGACAAGCGTAGATAAAAAGTAATATGTAAAATATCATAAATTAATATAATTGATTAATGTTAGTCACTTGTACTTTTACAAATGGTTTTGGTGTATGTTTATGTTTTGATTTAGAATTCATAATCATATATATGCCATTAAATTCGTTTTCATCTCTAGTTTGTTTAGGCAAGTCTTTAAAAGGTATAGATATTGTTACTCTTTTACCTTTTTTAAACGCTTTAATTTTGTTTAATTGTTTATTTATAAAATTCATGTAAATTCCCTTCCATATTCTGAATAGATTGTTTGTAACACTATTCTCCTTTATTGTTTATAAATAACTGTCTATATATATGTTATTTTCTTGTGCGTCATATCTAAATTTTGTGAGGTCAATCTCACAATCTTTTAATTGCAACATGAGATCAGTTTTTTGTAGTTTGATAGAAAAACCACTTGCGTTGCCGCCACCTAAAACAATGTAAGCATAGACAAAGTAACAACTTCTTAACAGTCTAATTAATGTCTTTTTATCTTTAATATCAATTCTGTCATTCATAAGTCAACCCTTCTCGGTTATTGATTTCACATATATGGGATATAAATGTGTCTTAAATATGACAAGCTTATCTGCTTGTCATCATCTTTAGTATAGCTTGTTCTCGTTTGGTTAGTCTCTTTTTGTTGGCTAATTCTGATACAGCATTGTCAGATTTAACTTGGCAAGACCTAGCGATTAGCTGTTGGCGTGATGTTGGGTTAGTTGCGTACTTCATGACTAGCTTTTTTCTAGTATCGTCTGTTAGCCATTCTTCAGATGCTGAGCTGAAAAAAGGCGTTTTACCGATAGGCACGAGCTTGTCAGACCAGAGCCTACTTGAGTTAGTATATGGCATATATACCCTCTAAAAACCAGATTGAAACCCAAGTATTCAGAAGGAATAGCTAGGTCTAGCAAGGGCTTTTTATCTTGCTATATCTCCATTGTACACAATAATGTGGCACAATTAAGGCAGGTATCGGGGCAACTGTACGAGCTACCCCTTGAGATACCTAGAGTCTTTTTTTAGATGTGCTACTCTTACACATGAAAGTATTATCGTATATAATTGTGTCACAAATAAGGCACAAATAAGGTAATATTTAGACTTATCCACAGGGTTAAAAAAGGTCAATACATAGGTTTGTCATAATTCTGACATAATTGCCAGGTTGGTCCAGCATGCGTCAAGTTGTCACATGTGACAGAATGTCGCACCCCCTACGGGGGGTGGGGTAGTCGGTATGGGCGAGGGGGAGGGGAAAAAATCGCACACACTACACACACACATATACACCTCAAAAAATTTTATCAACTTTTGGCCTTTTTTTTTAAGTCGAGAGGGGTGGCGCTTTTTGTATGTGTGATGTGTGGTATGCGCTTTGAACCCCTCTCATTACAGGAGATGTATACTGCAATGCAATATACAGGTTTATTATAACCTAGCTATCCTTGTATTACAACTCCTTTTACTGTATAATTTAATTTATGGCAAAAGGCGATAAATTAACCGCACAACAAGAGCAGTTCTGCTTAGAGTTTATAAAAGATCTCAACGCAGTTCGTGCTGCCATACGTGCTGGATATGGGGAACAACATGCAAAGAAAAATGCTTGGCGAATCATACAGAATCCTATTGTGTCTGAAAGAATTTCAGAACTCAAAGCAGATCAAACAAAGCGTACTAAAATAGAAGCGGATGATATATTGCGCCGCCTAGTACGTATCTCCGAAAAAACGGAACAAGAAGGAGATTATAACGCGGCTATCCGCTCCTTAGAACTTCTCGGTAAACATCAAGCGATGTGGACTGACAAATCCATCACCGAGATGACTGTAGAGAATGCTTTCTCATCAGGCAACTCTGATGAAGATATTGAAAGAGATGTAGAACGACTAAAGAAAATAGCAGCACCAAAACTTAAACTAGTAGAAAACGAGTAAGGAATAATTATGTCAGTAGAAGGATATGACGCGCAAATAAAAGCGTTATTAAAAAATAAAGATAAGTTAACTAAAAAAATGACTAAAGACGGTAGAAATGAATATACCGTTCAAATGAATAAATTAAAGAAAAGAATGAAAGCTGATGGTGCTTCATTTAGTAAAGCATTAAAAGGTGTAAAGAAACAAGAAAAACAAGGAACCTTTGACAGAGGCGCTGAAGGCAAAGCTAAAAACAAACTTCGTAAGAAGATGGCTAATGAACCAAGAAAACAATTAACTAAAGGTGTTCATAAAGGTTCAAGAGTAGATAGAATTTTATCCATAGGTTCTAAAGGTATAAAAAATCCTTCAGGTGAATATCCGCCAATAAGTGAATTAAGTGACGGAGATGTTGATTTGTCATTGATGGCTGGTGGAGAAACAGATGCTCAAAGAGAAAAAAGAAAAAATAAAATGACTACAGCTAAACTAGCAAAAAGCAGATAATGCCAACCATACAAATCACAGGAGATACAAATATGGTACTAAACCCAATACTAGATCTATACGATCCCAATAACCCACCAAAAGATTTACAATCGCAACTGGTGATATGGGGAAAAACAGTATATGTCTGTAACAACTGAAGATAGAGACGCCGCCTCAAGACTAGCAGTCAAACAAGCAAGAGATGATCTATTAGCATTTGTTATGCTAATGAATCCCTCATTCAGCATTGGCCCTCATCACAGAGTTTTATGTGATGAACTTATGAAAATAGCCAATAATGAAAATGACAGGCTGATGGTCTTTGTTGCGCCGCGTTCTAGTAAATCATTAATTACATCTACCTATTTCCCAGCTTGGGCTTTAGGCAGGAATCCTTACTGGCAAGAAATAGCTGTATCACACAGTGATGACTTAGCTACAAGGTTCGGCCGCGCTATTCGTGATATTATAAATACACCACAATATAAGGCTATATTCCCTCAAACAAACATACGTAAAGATAACCGAGCAGCTAATAGCTGGGGTTTACAATACAAAGGAAAAGAAGCAGGCTCGTTCCTCGCAGCTGGTTCTGGATCAGGTATTGCGGGTTTTGGTGCACATTTGGCAATTATTGATGATCCTATATCAGAGCAAGACGCCTTTTCTAAGACGAGAAGAGAGAGTTTAAATGATTGGTATGCATCTGGTTTACGCACAAGGCTTATGCCTGGTGGTAAAATTGTTATAGTTATGACAAGATGGCATGAAAGAGACCTTTCTGGCCACCTATTAGCCATGGAAGACAGTTCACCCATGTCAGATAAATGGGAAGTGGTGCGTATTCCAGCTTTAAATACGACAGAATCACTAGAAAATTTAGAAAATGCGCGTAAAAAACTAGTAAATCAAGGGTATTTATCTAAAAATTATAAAAATTTACAGTTAGGGGAGTCATTTTGGCCTCAAGCAGACGTAGAAAACGGGTTTTGTTGGACAACTGAAGAAATAATACGTACAAAAAACAATACGCCCCCCTTTAAATTCGATGCACTCTATGGTCAAGCGCCATCTGCGGAAGAAGGTAACATAATTAAGCTAGATTGGTGGCAAAATTGGGATAATCCCAGCCCCCCTGATTGCGAATACATCATACAATCATGGGATACGGCATTTTCTACCAAAAGCACTGCAGATTACAGCGCTGTAACTACTTGGGGAGTATTTAGTTCGGGTTTAGAAATACCTAATTTAATATTATTAGGAGCTGAGAAAGGTAGATGGGATTTTCCTACACTTAGAGAAAAAGCAGTATCTAAATATCATGAACACAATCCAGATGCAGTATTAATTGAGAAAAAAGCGTCAGGTCAATCATTGATACAAGATTTGCGTTTAACGGGTATTCCTATTTTTGAGTTTCAACCAGATAGAGATAAGGTTGCGCGGGCTTATGCAATATCTTCTTTATTTCATAATGGTAGAATTTATGCACCATTTAAAAAAGATTGGGCTATGGATGTAATTGATGAAATAAGAGCTTTCCCTACAGGATTGCATGATGATTTGGTTGATACAGTCACACAAGCTTTATTATGGATGCGTAATGGCGGATATGTATCTAATACAGCTGATACTTTCCTTGACAAGAGAGAGAAAGAGATTTATAATAGAGAATCTAGACGTTACTATTAGGGGATATAAATGGCAGTAGAAAAAAGAATAGAATTAGAAGATGATGTAATATCAGCACAGATACCAAGTTCTGAAGATATTACTGAAATGGAAGATGGTGGCGCACAAGTCACATTAACAAATCAAACAGAAATTGATGAAGCAGATGCTATGGGTCTTCTTGAAGAAGAATCTATGGCTGAAACCGAACACGATGCTAACTTAGCAGAAGTTATAGAAGAATCTGATATGAACTCACTTTCAAGTGATTTATTAGAAGGATTCGATAGAGACAAGCAATCAAGAGAAGAATACGATGAAATAGCAGAAGATGGTGTTAATCTTTTAGGATTACAATATGATAATTCTGCAGGATCTTTTCCTGGTTCTTCAGGAGTTACACATCCTGTATTAGCACAAGCTGTTGTAAAATTTCAAGCAAAATCATATAAAGAATTATTTCCAACTGAAGGCCCAGTACGTACAGTAATTATGGGCACACAAACTCAAGAAAAATTAGATCAATCAAATCGTGTGCGTCAATTTTTAAATTGGCAAACACAAACTCAAATGCCTGAGTATGGGCCTGAGTTAGATAAGATGTTATTTCATGTAGCTTTATATGGAACATCATTTAAGAAAACTTATTTTAATCCATCGTTACAAAGACCTGTTACAGAATTTATTAAAGCACAAGATTTTTATGTAGATTATTATGCATCTGATTTAGAAACTGCAGAACGTTATACTCACAAATATATTATATCTAAAAATGAAATAAAGAAAATGCAATTAGCAGGAGTATTTAGAGATGTAGAAATAGATGCTGATTATAACATAGAACAATCTTCAGCTGATGAAGTGTCAGATGAAACAGTTGGTTCTAGCAAGCCAAGTTCTAATGATGATTATGTCAGCATATTAGAAATGCATGTCAATATAGATTTACCAGGTTTTGAAGATTCTGATGGAATACAATTACCATACATAGTTCATTTAACAGAAGATGGTGACATTTTAGCTATTAGAAGAAACTATAATGAAGAAGATGCAATGCGTAAAAAGAAAATGTATTTTACACATTACACAATGATTCCAGGATTAGGATTTTACGGATATGGTTATATTCATCTCATCGGTGGATTAACTAAAACAGCTACTTCCTCCATGCGTCAATTAATTGATGCGGGTACCTTTGCAAACTTGCCAGGGGGTTTCAAGGCACACGGTCTTCGTGTACTTGCCCCTGACGAGCCAATCGCACCAGGTGAATTTAGAGAGGTAAATGCTCCAGCAGGTGACTTAGGAAAATCATTACAGATACTTCCATTTAAAGAACCATCATCTACATTATTTAATTTAATGGATTATGCTGCTAAACTTGCATCCCAATTTGCAGACTCTACTGATAACGTATTAGAGAATGCAACAAACTATGGGCCAGTCGGAACGACTATGGCTCTACTTGAACAGTCTTCAAAGCTGTTCAACGCTGTGCACAAGCGGTTACATGCCGCACAAACAAAAGACCTGCGAATACTTACACGTCTAGATTATGAGTATCTTCCCGATTTATATCCATATGAAGTCGCAGGTGGTGCACAGCAAATATTTAAAAAAGATTTTAATTTAAAATCAATTGATGTTATTCCTGTATCAGATCCTAATATGCCAACTGAGGCACATAGGATTGCAAAGATTAATGCTATTATGTCAATAGCACAACAAAATCCTGCAGCTTATAACATGGAACAGATTGGTATGGAATTATTTTCTGCGATGGGAATTAATGAACCACAACGTTATTTAAAACAACAACAACAACCTATTAGTGCAGATCCTATATCTGAAAACATGGCAGCGCTTAAGGGGGCACCTCTTCAAGCAAAACCAGAACAAAATCATGATGCTCACATTATTACACATGGTACATTTATGCAGAACCCTTCATTTGAAAGTCCACCAGTTCAACAACTTCTGATCTCTCATATGCAAGATCATTTAGCTATGAAGTACCAACAACAAATGGCTCAGATGATACAAGACCCGCAAATGCAACAAATGATTATGTCAGGTCAACAATTACCACCTGAAATGGAAAATCAAATTGCATTGATGGCAGCAGATGCTTCAGATAAAGTTTTACAATTAGATGAAGAAAAAACTAAAATTATGAATGGTGAAAAGAAAGATAAATCAGAAGAACAATTAGACATTCAAAGACAAGATTTATCATTGCGTGCTAAAAAATTAATGGACGATATGAAAATGCATCAAGATAAAATGGATTTACAAGAATCTAAAATTATGATTGATGATGAAAATAAAGATGAAGATCGTAAATTAAAAGAAACACAAATGGCAATGGACTCAGCAGAAAAATTAACATCTAATGTAGAAGGTATTATTACAAATGTTACAAAACAAAATTAAAAATGACAGTAAATAAGTCAAAAAGTACAGTAAATAAGGCTGGTAATTATACTAAGCCGACAATGAGAAAAAAGATCTTTAATCGTATTAAAGCTCAAGCATCTCATGGAACCGCTGCAGGTCAATGGAGTGCACGCAAAGCACAAACAATGGCTAAGGCATATAAGAAAGCTGGAGGAGGATATACATCATGATACATAACATAAAAGATAAATTAAAACATTATTGGTCAGATCACAAAATTGGTTTAGCAGTAGTTGTAGTTGTTATTATTATAGTCGCTATTTGGTAATGGCACTAGCTGAAAGTCAAAAAAGTCTCAAGTCGTGGGGTAAACAAAAATGGACAACAAAATCTGGCGAGAACTCAAGCGTTACTGGAGAACGATATCTCCCCAAGAAAGCTATAGAAAGCCTGACGTCTGCGGAGTATGCGGCCACGACAAGAGCAAAGCGAAAAGGAACAGAAAAGGGCAAACAGCATGTGAAACAGCCGAAGTCCGTTGCAAAGAAAGTAAAACAGTATAGAACATGAGAAAAGAACACAAGAGTGAAACTGGTGGTTTAACTGCAGAAGGCAGAAAGTATTTTAAAAACAAAGAAGGTGCTAACTTAAAAGCTCCTGTACCTAAAGGTACAAATCCAAGGCGAGTTTCTTTTGCAGCTAGATTTGCAGGCATGAAAGGCCCAATGAAAGATGATAAGGGTCGCCCAACACGTAAGGCACTGGCCCTGAAGAAATGGGGTTTTGGCTCCGTAGAAGCAGCTCGTAAGTTTGCTGCAAACAATAAGAAAAGTAATGCGTAACTACCGTAAAGAATATGATAATTATCATAGCACGCCTGAGCAGATAAAGAAACGCTCCTCACGCAATAAAGCTAATGGGATAAAAGGTGTCAAAGGAAAAGATGTAGATCATAAAGATGGTAATCCTATGAACAATTCTAAAAGCAATTTAATAGTAAAAGATAAATCTGATAACAGATCATTTAAAAGAAATGCGAATGCTGGCAAAGCTTAATGTCTTTATTGGTAGCAAACTTACCACCAACAAAAGTATATGTTAAAAAACAATATTTATATGATCACGAAAAAGGTCACGGAGAATTTGTAGAAGGTGTTTGGGTTAGCTGTAAATCTATCCAGGGTAGAGCGCTCTACTTTGAAACGTATTTGCCGACATACGGTGCTTTATACGATAAGCTGCCTATCAGCGCTTTTGTCAGTGAGCCTACTGTTCTCAATCTTGAATTAGAAGAATTGGAATTATGGGATGCATTTGATTACGGTTTAACTGTAATTGAAAAAGCATCTATCTCTGGATGCAAAGCTAAATATTTAGCACCATCTAAAAAATGGTATTCAGGAGAATATTTATTTACAATAGATAATTATCACCCCGATAAAAATGTCTTGAATACAGGTTATGCAGAAATACCTGAAGAACATAAATCATTTAATATTTTATTATTAGATAATAAACATTTTGCAGCACAACCAAATAACAGAGTTTTATTTTACGATAAGTCTTTATCTCCATCTAAATTAGAAAAACCAGACTTTAAAGTATCTACGATTGAATACAATGTAGAAACAGAAAGTAAATGGACGGCTGGAGATGATGATAATTATTTTTACGAATTACTTGAAAACAAAGACTAACTATGATATAATTTAGTTGATCGCCAAAATGGGATCAAAACATTAACGCTTAAGAAAGGTTAACTTATGATGAAGACACTATTAGACTGGGAACCATATAAACCGTTTACGGTTGGTTTCGATACTATAATGGATAGACTTCTAGAAATAGATACAGCTATCCCCAATTACCCACCATACAACATTAGAAAAGTAGATGATTTCATCTATGTTATTGACTTAGCTGTCGCAGGCTTTGGCAAGAAAGATATAGATGTTAAGTATGGGGATAATACTTTAACAATAAAATCTATTAAGAAAGAAGGTAAAGATGACGATGATAAAAAAATTGTACACCAAGGAATTTCTCAAAGATCATTTAAGAGAACGTTTGCACTTGCAGACGATTTGGTGGTAAATAATGCCACGCTTCAAAACGGTCTTCTTTCAATTACAATAGAAAAAATTGTGCCAGAGGCTAAAAAGCCCAAAACAATAAACATTTCATAATTAAAAAGTGCCCCCTTTATTTAAACAGGAGATAAGATGGACGCAAGTGTATTTAAAGATAGATTAATAATAGCTTTAGGAGAAGCTATTTCTGCCAACAAAGACCAAATATCTGGAGTTGGCGCAGACGATTTTGCCTCATATAGATATATGTTAGGCATTGCTCATACTTTAGAAGATATGAAAGCTAGAGTTTCAGATGAGTACAAAAAACTATATACACAGGAGAGTATAGATGAGTAAGAAAGAATTACCTAAACCATCAGGATTTAGGATATTAATTAAATCTAGAGAAATTCTAGAAAAAACCAAAGGTGGTATTATACTAACAGATGATACCAAAGAAATAGCAAAACATGCTTGTGTGGTATCTCAAGTTATAGATATGGGTCATGATTGTTATCATGATAAACAAAGTTATTGGTGTCATACTGGAGATTGGGTTCTTACAGCCAAATATGTTGGTTTGAAATTCAAATATGACGGTGAAGAGTATGCAATGATAAATGATGACGAAGTTTTGGCTATTGTGCCCGATCCTACCAAAATAACACATAAATAGACTTGCAATAAGTATACATATAGTATACAATAATACATAAGCGTATAACGCGGATCGCAACCGAAGGAGATCTAAATGATAGACGAAGACAAACAATCGGAAGAACAACTAGAAGAAGAGATAGTTGTAGAACTTCCAAACGACGAATCTGAAGGTACAGAGAAACCTGAAGAGCCTAAAAATACCGAGGCTCCAGTAGAATCCGAAGAAACCATAGAAGAAGAACCTGAGTCAATTGATGACGAAGAAGACGAAGAAGTGGAAAAATCTGAAGAAGAAGATGAATCTAAAGATAAAAAGGTATTTGGCAAACGTGCAGAAAAACGCATTAAACGTCTTGTCAAAGAGAAAAAAGAATTAGAAGCTAAGTTAAATGATCTCTCAAGTAGAGAACAAGCTTGGTCTTCTGAACGAGAAGAATTACAATCTCGTACTCAAGATTCAGAATTACACGCGATTAATCAATATATAGATAGATTAAAAGCTCAGGAAAAACAATCTTTATCCGCTTTAAGAACGTCAAAAGAATCTGGTGATATTGATGCAGAAATAAAAGCACAAGATGCTTTAGCATCAGTCAAAGCAGAATCTCTAGTCGCTGAACAATATAAATCAAGAGCGGAAACTTCTCCTAGAAAAGAAGTTAAGAAACAAACACCAAGACAAACCAGCAATTCAGCGCCAGATAGAAAAGCTCTAACATGGCAAAAAAGAAATGAATGGTTTGGTGGATCTGTTACTAGAGATAGAATCATGACTCAAGCAGCTATGGTAATTCATAAAGAACTTATAGAAGAAGGTATTGCACCTAACACTAGTTCAGATGAATATTATAACGAACTGGATATGAGAATAAGGGACGAATTTCCTGAGAAGTTTAAGAATAAATCAGTGAAAAAAATTCCAACAGTTATGGGTGGCACGCGCTCCACCGTGGGTAAAAACCAAGTTAAGCTAACTAAAACGGAAGTTGAAATGGCTAACAGATTGGGAGTTACTCTACAAGAATATGCGCGACAAAAAGTACGCCAAACACAGGCGGGAGGTTAAGATGACAAAAGCAACACAAACCAGTCGTACAACTAGAGTTGCGACAACTCGAAAAAAAGTCTGGGAACCTATGAAAAAATTAGATGTTCCTGAAGACAAAAAACAAGAGGACATGGAATATGTTTGGGTTAGACATGAATTATTGAATAACACAGATGATGCAAATGTTCACGAAAGACTACGCGAAGGCTATGAACCAGTTACACCTGATGAACTTGGGGATGACTATCATGCTGACGTAATGTCTGCTGGCAAACACGCAGGTACAGTTAGATCTGGTGATCTGATTCTTATGAAAAATTCAAAAGAATTGGTTGATCAGAAAAAAGCTTACTACGAAGACCAGACTAGAAAAATGGGCAATGCTTATAACGCAGAATATATGCGGCAGCAAAATCCAAATATGCCAGTCTCTGATGAATCTACTTCTTCTACAACAAGAGGTGGACGAGTCGAAAAACCAAAGTTTGAAAAGTAAGTCTAACTGACAACGCTTTATCAAACTGATTAACTTTAAACTTGCACTAAGGAGAAAATTATGGCAGGATACGGATTAGAACCAGTAAGACAAGCTACTGGTGGAACAATCAGAGCCAACAATTTTACTGATGGTAACGGCTATAGAATAGCTGCTACTGCGCCTACAGCATACTTTGAAGGTGATTTAGTTACTTACTCAGCTGGCCTATTGGTCACTGATATGGGTAGCGCATCACCTGGAGCAGTTGTTGGTGTTTTCTGGGGAGCAGAATATCAGGACAATACTACTGGAGATGTAAAGTTTGTACGTTCAATCGCTAACGGCCAAGTTGCTAAAGCTCAATATAAAGCATATGTCTATGACGACCCTAATACTTTATTTAAGATTCAAGCAGATCAAGCGTCATCCGCTTTGATAGCAGCTAACGTTGGAGAACTAGTACAAATTGTAGCATCGCCTACAGGCTCAACTATAACTCACAAAAGTGGTCTCGTAGCAGACTCTAGCACAACAACAACTACAAATACATTCCCACTACAACTTTTAGGTAGCGCGAAAACTGATTTGAGTTATACAAGTGTTGGAACTACTATGAACATACTAGTGAGAATCAACTCACATCAACATAATAACGGCGCTACAGGCGTTACGGGTATTTAATTACGAAAGGATAATATAATATGGCTATTTCAAGAGCACAGCTCCTTAAAGAATTGGTACCTGGCTTACATGCAATATTCGGAGTCGAATATAATAGACACGAAAATGAGCATGCAGTACTATTCGATGAGGAATCGTCTAATAGAGCCTTCGAAGAAGAAGTTTTATTCCCAGGTTTTGGGGAAGCTTCTGTAAAAATGGAAGGTCAAGGCGTTAACTATGCAGATACTGGTGAAGGTTGGATCTCTAGATACCAACACGAAACAGTAGCTATGGCATTCTCAATTACTGAGGAAGCTATGGAAGACAATCTGTATGACAAATTGTCAACTAGATTAACGAAAGCATTAGCTAGATCAATGGCTTCTGCAAAACAAACAAAAGCAGCAAATGTATACAACAATGCGTTTTCATCTACTCAATTAGGTGGTGACGGAGTTGTATTATGTTCTACTGCACATCCACTACAAAGTGGAACTACAGCATCTAACACATATGCGGTTCAAGCAGAACTTTCTGAAACTTCTTTAGAAACTGCTTTAATTGCAATTGCTGGATTTACTGACGATAGAGATATCCCAGTAGCATTGCAAGCTAAAACTTTGCATATTCCAAGACAATTAGTGTTTGTTGCAGAGAGATTGTTAAAATCTCCTGGTAGAGTTGGCACAGCTGATAATGATATTAATGCTAGTAATTCAATGGGTATGTTACCTGGTGGATATATTGTAAATCATAGATTTACTGATACTAACAATTTCTTCATTAGAACTGATTCACCTAACGGTATGAAGATGTTTAATAGAGCACCTATTAAAACTTCTATGGAAGGTGATTTCGAAACTGGCAACGTTCGTTACAAAGCAAGAGAAAGATATTCTTTTGGTTTTTCTGACTGGCGTGGCGTGTTTGGATCTAACCCAAGCTAGAATATTTAAAGGGGCACCATAAAAAGTGCCCCTTATAACCCTAGGATTAAACCAATTATACTGACTGCCCTAGCAGACAATCGTAGAAGCGACAGTATGATTTAACTACGAAGGATTAACAATGGCTAACACCACATTTAATGGATCGGTTCGATCAGAGAACGGTTTCAAAAAAATTACAAAAAATAGCACTACAGGCGCTATTACTACAAATTCAACATACGACACTAACGCATCAGTTGGTGGAACACTAGCAGTTACAGGTGACACTACACTAAGTGGTTCTTTAACAAGACAAACACCAGAAACAATTTTTAAATACAATTACATTACATGCGCAGCACCTATTGTTACAAATTTAGGTAACTCAGGTGACGGTGTAATGGCAACAGAAGATAAATTTGGACTATTATTTTTTGGCCCAAATAATGAAATGTATCCATCAACAGCAATTTCTATTGGTGCTTATACAGCAGTTGGTAAAACTCCACAATTAGATGGAACAGTTCCAGCAACTGATACAGCTACAACTCAAGCAGGATTTGATATTCAAATGGATACTGAATCAGCAGCAGCGACAGGAGTAGAAATGGTTCTAGCGGGCGGCCCAATGGGTGGAAACAATAATGGCTTTACAGTTGGTACACATACAGCTGCATTTGAAGCAACATTTAATACACCTGACTGGTCTGACTATGATGCTTGCGGTATTGGATTTAGAAAAGTTGAAGATTTTAATGATGGTCACGTACCAATTCTTGATGCAGCCTCGGCTGGTGATGGAATTTATACAGACTTTGCTGCATTTGGAGCAATGGGTGATACAAACCTTGAAATCATGACTGACTTAAATGATTCAGGAACTTCTACGTCTACGGACTGTGGTGCTTCTGTACCAGTAGATGGTCAAAATTTAAGATTAAAAATAGATGTATCAGCAGCGGGTGTAGTAACTTACTCATTTGTTGTAAACACTGTAGCAGGAGCGGGAACTTTAGCTGCACCAGCAACAACAGCAGCATTTACTTTTGATGATGGTGACGTAATTGTACCTTATATCTTTACATCAAGTGACACAGCAGCAGCTGATGTACTTTGGTTAAAAGATGTTTCAATAACTCGTACTCCTAGTATAAGTTATACTAACTAATAAATTAACATTGAGTGGGGTGTAAAAACCTCACTCTTTTATAAAGGAATAAATTATGGCAGGATATTCAGACGTAAAGTCTACATTTATATCAGATGTTGTAGCAGCAGATGATAACGGTTATTCAGTTTCAGCGGCAGTTGCAAACAATGCTGCATTAGTACTTGGAGGCGCTTTAGCTGACGGTGGTTCTGTAACTAATAGTTCTGGAAGAATAACTGAAATTACATCAGGTGGAGATGACAGTGGTATTTCATTTACTGTTGTTGGCACAGATGTAACAGGAACAGCTTTAACTGAATCAATTACTGGAGCAGACACAGGCGCTGCAACAGGATCTAAGTTTTTTAAAACAATCACATCTATAACTGCAGTTGGTGACCCAGTTGGAACAGTAATAGCAGGAATAACTGCAGGTGCCGCAGACGTTGTATTCGCAGGCCCTACTAGATTAAAGGGGGCAAATATTGTTAATGATGCAGCAGCTGGAACAGTTGAATTTTTAAATACTTCCGATGGATCAGCTATTAGCTCAGGAACTAGTATATTAACAGTTGGCACTGTAGCTTCGGCTACTGTTATCAGAGATATGACAATACCAGATGAAGGATTGCATTTTAAAGATGGTTGTTTTGTAAAGTTTGATGTAGGCAAATGTGAAAGTATAACTACATTCCAAGCTTAACATGGAAGAACCAACTGATATAAAGAATAAATTAGATATAGTAGAACTCAGAGGTGAAATAAAATTATTGCGTCAAGAAGTTGACACAGTAAAAAATAATCACATTTGGCATTTACAAAAATCAATAGACGGTATTAATAAAGTATTATGGACTGTAGGGTTTATGGTATTAGCTCAATTTCTTTGGGTTATTAAAACTGTTATAATGGGATAGGAGAATAGTATGGCTACCTCTGGTACTTATACTTTTAATCTTGACACTGGTGAAATAATACAAGAAGCTTATGAGCGTTGTGGTGTAGAAACCAAAAGCGGTTATGATTTAAAAACGGCTAGGCGCTCATTAAACTTGTTATTAACAAAATGGGTTAATGATGGTGTAAATTTATTTACATTAGATTTAGAAACATTTAATATGACCAAAGATCAAGGTTTTATTACAATGGACTCTACAGTTCGTTTGGATATATTAGATGCAGCTATCAGAGATAACTCTGATACAGATGCAACTTCAGATATTATAATTGAAAGAATTAGCATGGATGAATATCTTGCTATACCAAGTAAATTAAATACAGGAAAACCTGTGCAATATTCAGTTGAAAGAAATTCTCAATTTGCATCTTCAGGTTCAAATACACATAAAGTTTATTTATGGCCTGTGCCAGATCAAACATATTACCAACTACTATCATGGAGTATTAAGTATCCACAAGATGTGTCTGCGACGTACACACAAAATCCAGATATACCTAGAAGATATTTACCAGCATTAATTAGTGGTTTAGCTGTAGAGCTAGCTGTTAAAAAAGCACCAGATAGACTTGCAGTATTAAAACCATTGTATGATCAAGATTGGGAAAAAGCAAGAGAAGAAGATAGAGAAAGAGTAAGTTTTAACGTTTTACCACAGGTTTATTAATGGCTAGGTATTCTTCAGGAAAGAAAGCATTTTTAATAGATGAACGATCAGGTTTTAAAATTAGATACAAAGATGCTCGCACAGAGTGGACGGGCGTTAAAGTTCACAAATCAGATTATGATTCCAAACATCCACAATTAGAACCTCAAAAATATTTAAAGAAAACCCGTGGTGGCGTTTTACGTAATCCACGTCCTGATAACGATAATAAAAATCAAACTACAACTTATAGAGCTGGGCCTTTATTTAAAGGTTTTGCTGGTAAGATGGGTACATTTATTGGTGAAGTTCGTTTGGATGTGGGAGAAGATTCTCCAGGTTTTGGTGCAACAGTATCTCAAGGAACACCAGCATACACAGCATCAACTCTTCCATCTGGAATAGCAGGAACATCTGGTCTTGGTTCAATAACTGCAATATCTCAAACTAATCCAAGTGGTCAACAAGGTACATCTGCTCAAGGAACTGGATTAACATTTAATTTAACTGAAAATGCTGTAGGTATTACAGGAACTACAGGAATTGGTTCTTTAATATTTAGTGCTACAGAGAATGCAGTTGGCATCCAAGGGACATCAGCACAAGGTTCAGTTATTCCTCAAACAATAGCTGTTATCGATGGCAGTGCATTGCAAATGACTGCTGGACGTGGTACAATAACAGTACAACAACCAGGATGGGGCAATAACCCTTACGGTCTAGGAACATGGAACGCTTAATATGGGATTAACTTACGTACAATTAAAACAAGCCATACAAGACTGGGCTGAAAATGACGCGGCTGAATTTATTACAGCTACTGGCTCAGGTAAAGCGCCGATTGACTTATGTATAGAATTAGCTGAAGATAGGATTCAAAGAGAAACTGATTTAAATTCCTTTAGAAAAACCACTACTATTACTGTATCAGGAAATGACAATACAGTAGCTATTCCCCAAGAAGTATATGTTACAAGATATATGAAAATTCAAACAGGGGAGTTTTTAGAAGAAAAAGATGATACATTTATCAGAGAATATACACAAAATAGTGCTACAACAGGCACACCAAAGTTTTTTGGATATACAAACGCAGGGTCTGGTTACTCTTCTAGTAATAGACAGGTAAATTATTTATTTGGCCCTGTTCCTAGTGTTGACACTACGCTAGAAATAGGGTATACTGTTAAACCATCAGGGTTGAGTTCAACCAACGCAAATACTTACGTTGGGGATTATGCTCCTGATGTCATATTATATGGTAGTCTTGTAGAAGCTAGTATATTTATGAAAGACGAGGCTGAGAAGTTACAAAGATATCAAGGGTTATATGACCGATCTTTACAAACATTCATAAGTCAAGAACATTTAAGAAAACGAACTGACGAGTTCATAAAAGGCGAAATAAAAGGATAAGATATGGGATTAACATCAGCACTTTGCAGCAGTTTTAAAAGAGAACTATTAGAAGGAGATCATGACTTCAATAACGGAGCTGATGCTTTCAAAATAGCTTTATTTAAAGCCAACGCAAGTATTACAGGCACACACGGAGCGGCTAGTACCAACTATTCTGGTATGACTGGCGCATCAGATGAGCTAGCAAACGGAAACGGATATTCAACAACTGGAAATACATTAACAAATGTAGACCCAAGTGTTTCAGGAACAACAGGTATAACAGATTTTGCAGATACGTCATGGACTGCTGCAACTTTTACAACCAGAGGTTGTATGATATACAACACAAACGACAGTAATTCAGCAGTAATGGTAATTGACTTTAGTGGCGATTACACAGTAACAGGGGGCACATTTACTATTGCATTCCCTACAGCTGATGCATCAAACGCAATTATTAGAATTGCATAAGGATTAAACTATGGCATCAACATGGAGTAATTTAGGTCTAAGGCTAATGACCACAGGGGAAAATGATGGAACCTGGGGTGCACAAACTAACGACAACATGAATCGACTCGAAGATTCCATTAGCGGTTATGCAACTATAGCTGTATCAGGAAATACTTCTTTAACTTTTACTACACAACCAACATCTTATGCAGATGAAAATGGTCGTAATAAAATTTTAGTATTTACAGGTACACCAGGTTCAACTGCAACAATAACTTTACCAGATGTTGAAGCAAACTATTTTGTACAAAATGATACAGACTCTAGTTTAACTTTTCAATCTGGCACAAATGCTGTTACTTACACTTTACCATCTGGTAGAGATACAGCAATATTTGTAGATGGTTCAGACGAAGTATTTAATGCTTTGGCGAACTTAGACGTAACAACTGTTAATGGGATTGACCCTAGCAACAGTGCAACAAAGGGCTTCTCCACAGCAATGGCGATCGCTCTCTAATTTAGGAGGAATAAAATATGGCAGATTCAGCAAGTGTAACTATTACAGCTACAGTATTGCCTGATGAAATAGCTAAAACTATAAGTGGTTCAATGACATTGGCTCCAACTGATGCAAACGACAAATGGTATTACAAGTTAACAGCTTGTACAGCAACAAGCACTGACTTGATAGCTGGTTATTTTACAGATTATACAGCAGTAGATGATGACACAGCACCAACAGCCGTTCACACAGCAGATTTAATTAATTTTATATTTATTAAAAATTTAAGCGCTGGAGACGGTATTATTGTATGTTTCGATGGTGGAACAGCAGCTAACGATTTAGTAGATGGAGTATTTATTGGAGCAGGCGAGTCCTGGTATGGTAGATTACCAAATACTACAGTAGCGAATCTACATGCTATTAGTGCTGATATAGGCGGAACAGGTGACGCAACAGTTGACTGTATCGTAGCAGCTTTAATAGATGATGTAGCATAAGGTAGGTATTTATGGCTCAAGATTTTAGACGGGCAATTGCAAGAGCGCAAGGAACCACAGCAGCAGATATTCTGAGTGCGGGTAACTATGATGCTGTTATTGGTATTCGTTGCACAAACATACTTACCACTACAATTAAGGTAGATGTGTATGTACATCAAGGATCTAATGATAATTATTATATATGTAAATCAACTCCAATTCCTCCAGGGGGTTCAATTGAATTGATCCAAGGTGGGGCAAAACTTGTTTTAGTAAGTGGTGATGTGTTAGCACATGATTGTGATACTGCAAGTGGTTTGGATATTTGGGTGAGTTATGTAGATACTATAAGTGAATAGGGTAAATATATGAGTGAAGTAGCAACAATTAATGGAATACTATATGTTGGGTGCTCAGCGCCCAATGAATCTGTTGTATCTCATACTGGTGTAATGGACGCAAGTCAGACAATAGAGAATGCCGTTTTGGCAGGGCCTGTTACATTTCCCAATGTAATGACAATAACAGGTAACTTGGTAATAGTATAAGGATAGAATATGAGTGTAGAATTAGATGGTGCCAATAATATAGTAAAAACTGATACAATATCAGAAGTTACTTCAGCTAATGGAGTTACTATTGATGGATTAAATATTAAAGATAGTGCTATTACAGATTATCCTAAAGGAATTACTGTTGCTGACCAATGGTTTTTAACAGCAAACACAGCTATGGCCGCAGGAGCTAATGATATTACATCAAATTTAGCAAGAACCGTGTCCTCACCATTTGGCTCAATCGGGAGTGCAATGACAGAATCCTCTGGTATATTTACATTTCCATCAACTGGTATTTATGAAGTTAGGGCTAGTTTTCAAGGAGATGCATCAGATGCAAACGATTCTTATCAAGGACTAATTCAATCAACAACTGACAATAGTTCATATGGAGTTAGAGCAATAGCATATAACTATTTAGACCAAATTACTATGACGATTAGTGCAATATTTGACATAACAAATGTAAGTAATGACAAAGTTAAATTCTCAACACAAAATGTAGCTAGCGGTCAAACAGCAACTTTATTAGGTAATAGTGGACAGGCTCAAACTTGCTTTTTATTTCTAAGATTGGGAGATACATAAAATGGAAAAGGATAAATAATGGCAAGTGAAATAAAAGTAGATACAGTATCAGAGAAGACAGCAGCTAATGGTGTAACAATTGATGGAGTTAATATAAAAGATAGCGCACTTGTAACTGCAGGTTCAGTTCCTTTATCAACTATTGATATTGATGGTGGAACAGATATCGGTGAGGCAATTGTAGACGCAGATTTATTAATTATTGACAATGGTGCAGGCGGAACAAATAGAAAAACTATAGCATCAAGATTAAAAACTTATATAGGCAGTGGTCTTTCTACGGCATCACAATGGAGAATCACAGCTAATTTTGACCCTGCCAATTCTTCTGGTGCAGATATTGCTTCTAATTGGGAAGTTTCAGATGGGTCAGCGTACGGAAGTTTAGGAAGTGCTATGACAGAATCCTCTGGTATATTTACATTTCCCAGCACAGGTGTTTGGTATGTTGTTTTTAATATGTTTAGTAATGGTGCTAATAATACAGCACAATATCAAGTTGGAAAAATAGTGACAACAACGAATAATTCAAGCTATGCAGTTGCTGCACAAGCAGCTTATTCTATTAGTGATACAAATTATTGGGAATCTTGTACTATTGATGCAATAATTGATGTTACTAATACAACTAATGTAAAAGTTAAATTTCAACAACAATCCCAATCTACTAGTGGCAATACCACTATTGTTGGTAGTAGTAGTATTCAATATACAGGGGCGACCTTCATTCGGTTAGGAGATACATAAAATGGATAATACTGGTAAACCAAATAACATAGAAGATTACCTTTGCAGTTTGCATACTGGGCAATGGTTTGGGTGGTCTGACAGTAAGAATAAGATTTATGCAAATATAGTCATACATCCTAAAATTCAAGATGAAAATAATGATACTATTGATAATCCCCATTCTAAACCAACGGAACAACAATGTATTGATGGATTAGCGGCATTAAAGACAACATTTGATGATGCACAAACAAAAGCAACATCAGATAAAACCAGTGGCAATAATAAACTGAAAGCACTAGGATTAACTGATGATGAAATTACAGCAATTACTAAAGGATAATATATGTCAGAACTAAGATTAAATACAGACGGACACATAATTAAGTTTGGTGCTGATAATGATATTAACATTACTCATGTAGCAGACACAGGATTAACAACTAATGGAGCATTTACTGCTAGTGGTTCAATTACAGTAGAAGGTGCTACACCAACTTTAACAATCGGAGATGCAGGGGCAGAGGACACAAAGATTGTGTTCGATGGCAACGCACAAGATTTTCACATAGGTTTAGATGACACAGACGATAGTATAAAAATAGGATTAGGTAGTGCTTTAGGTACTACGGCTCATATAATTTCTGATGCTACTGGCGCAGTAACTAAACCTTTACAACCTGCATTTTTAGCCGTATCGCAGGAAGTTACAGGAGCACTAACAGACATAGCAACCGATAATTCAAATAATGACCTTAGATTTGCTACGGAAGTTTTTGACCAAAACGGAGATTATAATGCCGCTAATGGTATTTTTACAGCACCAGTAGCAGGTCGTTATTTATTTTCATTTAATGTAAGATTGGCTGAGATAGATTCAGCAGCAACATATGTAGCATTAAGATATATTTCAAGCAACAGGTCAATTGATGTAAACGTTATGCACCCTCTTTTTGATGGAGACCCGGGTAGATTTACATTAACAGGTTCGTTAATTGGAGATATGGATGCTTCTGATACTGCAAAATTAGCAGTGGCACAATATGGAGGAACAGCACAAATGAACTTCGAGACAGGTCATTCAACTTTTTCTGGATGTTTACTAGCCTAAATGAAACAATTTAACATAAAGGAGTTATAAAATGGCAACACATACTAAAACAGTAAGTCTAACGGATTTACAACAAACAATATTAAAAAACGATTTATATAGTGATACGGATAATGCAGGACTGGATTTATGGATTCAAACAGCAGTTGATGGTAAACTTAATTCTTGTTGGAAAAGATTTCAA